TAGCCCTTGACCTCATCACCACCGAACAGCTCAAAGCCGTCCTTGATCTTAGCAAGAGCCCAGACAACCTGACCGTTCTTCAACGAACCGGCAGTGTGCATTTCCATATCACCGCTATGAACAAACTCGTCAAAGAACTCAAAAGCCTCTTGATTCTGGACAGGATTCCAGTCAGTAGTAACAACATCAAGAATGCTATTATCAGTCGAGCGAACCAGCGCATGACGACCAGTAGCAGTCTTAACACCGTTAAGATCAATATAGGTAGGTACCTTATCAACCAACCAATCGAGGTCAGCAGTCTTGAGCATTTGCTCGGGCGACAGGTCGGAAGGGACTTCCTTACCAAGACCGTGCCAAGGAACTTCACCAGCATAAGCCATAGTTTCGATTAGATGTGCCATGTCATATCTCCTTTTTCAAATGACATGTGTATATTAACTTAGTCACGAAATAAAAGCAACTATTTTCTCATCACCATCTTATCGATTTCTTTCCAATGGAGCATGTTAACGATAACATAGAGTTCCCGTAACTCATCGTTATCCATTTCTTCCATCATATCGTCGTCAATTTCACTAATAGGGATTCCGTAGAAACTTTGCGTCTCTATCATCTCTTCTAGTTTAAGAGCTTTTCTTGAATCCATAACCACCTCTAAATAACATGCTACTATTATTTAGATGGTGGTATTTACCTATACCACGAGTGAGCGTTTAGCAATGTATAGGTAGGTTTGAGCAGCTGACCTTTCAATGTCAAGTGCTTTCATGAGTTTCTTAAGAATATCGTCTTTTTCGCCATCTTTATTTTTAAGATATACTTCAATAGCAATTTCCTTCTTAGAGATCTTCTTCTCTACCGTGTCATCTGCTATCTTAGCAGAAGGAACTTCGCCACCAAGCATGTTATCAATTTTAATAAGGCGGTTTTCTGCTGCGACAGAAACGGTCTTAGGGTCAAAATTAGAACCTTGAGATGCAGCTTCGTCTACAGCTGTAAGTGCGTAGACACGTGCTCTCCTAGGCGAATCCTTAATCTGAACGTCTACTCCCAACTTAAACAGAATAGCGTTACATGCTCTAATAGGATTAGATTGATTTTCGATATACTCTCTTACAGTCTGAACCATAACAAGCTTTGACATTGAACTCTTAATGCCAAGCTTATCAAAGAGTTCTTGTGTGGTTGTTTGTACTTCAGAGAACAAAGGACTTGCTTTAAACTTAGTCTTAAGCTTACGTTTCATTTATTTACATTTCTCAGAAAAGTTAGGAACTTTGAATCCGGGTAGATTATTGTGTCTTAACCAATTGCTTTGAGCTGAATAGGCATGATGCTCAGCAGCTGCCCATCTCTCACACCCGTCAAGATTATCGAACATTTTGTTTTTTACCTGAACAAAATGAACTAACTCATGGAAGAGTATACTTACATTATACGGATTATTTAATTCAAGTCCAGAAGTAATATAGATTACTCCAGTCTTTTCATCTGTAATAGCGACAACGTTGCATTGTTCATTTGGACGGCAGTACGCTTCTGCTATTTCTCTATTATCTGCAAAGTAAACGGAAGGATTCTCGCTAGTTATACTGATACTAAGAATTGTTCTTATATCATCTAGTAGTAAACTGATTAATGAGTCAAAGGCAGGCGGTGCTTTCACTCCCTGCACACCATACACAGGTAGTGAAATAGAAATAAGAGCAGCCGCTATAAAGGATCTCATTTCATATTAGCATGATACGCTTGGAATATATTTAATACCTTGTCTTCATAATCGTGTGGTCGTTTTACAAAGAACTGAAGATTTCCTTCTTCTACTGCTATAAGGGTAATGATATAAAAGATAGGTAATTTGTACATTTCTTCTACCATCATCGCATATGCAGTTTCCTGAAGAAAATAGTTCTCTATGTATTCCTCAGTTTTAGGTTTAGTGCTTGTCTTATAATCAACAATGCAGTTAACACCATGCATTCTACAAATTAAATCACACTTACCGGCTGCTTTAAGTTTCTTACTATAAAGCGAACCTTCAATTGCATATACCTCTTCTAAGTTATTATCGAGGTATGGCTTAATTTGATTGAATAATTCAATCGTAGTAGGCATACGATTGTTTTTATAGTCTGGCTTGTTAGCCACATAGTCTTCACACATAGTGTGAACTTTTGTTCCTCGGGAAGTAGCTGCTCTGGTAATCTTATTAGCAGCTTCTTCACCTACTCTTTCTCGCCACTCTAGAATACCTTTCTTACTTAGAGAAGAAAGAACCGTAGTAACCGAAGGTAATAATTCACCCTCTACATCATAAAATCTTTTCCCGTCTACTTCAACCTGCTTAAGGTTGTATTCCTGTAGAGGTGAATGCTTAAAGTTACCAGTCATTAATAGTACTTCTTCTATGTTTTTTCTTCATGTTCTTTAACAAGTCTCTAAACCCGTCCGCAGGTTTCATACGACCTGCTATGACAGGGTCGCAGCATCTAATCGATGTATAGATGCCTTTTTCTAAGTGAGGATTATCTTGTTTAAATTTTTCAAGATCGGCAAGTTTAATTATATGATCTTCTACCTGCCCTGTATCCTTGTTAAAAAACTCATAGGTAGGCATTAGATAGAATCTTCCATATTAAGAAGTCTACTAACGTCTTTCGACTTTAAAGCATTATCTAATCGATTCACTGTTTTTCTTTCTTTGAACGTTTTAAGCTGCTTGATATAATGATGCGGCTTATCCATGTCATCAAACTGACGCTTGCCGTTTCTTTTTTGGGACTTGCTCATTTATCTCCTCTTTGGGTAGTAGGTCTGGAAATGCTTCACGAACTGCCTTCTCAGTAATATTCTTATATGGTAATTTTTTATCTTTGATAGCAATTAAAAGCTTTGCATCTTCTTGATCAATAGATTCAAGAAGTTGAATGAAAAGACTTTCACGCTTAACTTTAGTAAGATTAGGATTACCACCCTCTATAAACAAGTAGAGTTTTCTAGCTTCTACATAGAGTCTTCCTTCTTGATCAAAGAACTCGCACGGTCTATATGGCGGCGCGCCTTCTGGAAGAAGAAACTTAATAGTAGGGGAATATGTATAGAAAAGAAGTTGCTTAATGATATGATGATCATTAGCGCGTAGAGCAGCTACTACATTACTACTTTGCTCATCTATGAATTTAAAAATAGAAGAAAATGATTTTTTCATTAAAAGTCGTTCACATGTTCGAGTAGAGTCTTAAGTCTTTTTTCAGATAAAAACTGAATCAACTTTTCTTTTGTCTTACCAGCTTGTTCATCGTATTCTTTAATAATTTTGTTTTGAATTTTTTCAGGTGTAAACGTTAAATCAATAAGTCTTTCGTTTCTCTTCCAATTAACTAAGAGATCTCCGGAAAGTTCATTGTGCGGGTTTGAAAGGCCTGAGAAACGCTCTACTCTGATAGGTTTCTGTCTCGCACCTGTAGCAAGGCAGTCATCTGCTGATAGAATGTTTGGAATACCGTCTCCGCGGTCGCCTTTTAAAATAAGCTCTCGTGTATATAGAATTGGATTATCGCAAACCAATGACTTCTTTCTCACAGGGTCAAATTGAATGACATTACCGAAAACTTGTAGTTGTATAAAATCTTTATCACCTGACAAAATAAGAATCTTCTCACCGGTATTTAGCAGCTGACCATTTTTAATAACTAAAGTCCCGATAACATCATCCGCTTCCGCGCCTTCGACTTGAATGACCCTATACGGAAAATAATCTTTAAGTTCGCTCTTAATCTTACTAAGACATTTAAAGATATGGCTCCAATCAAGCTCAGAGTCATCTCTACTCTTTTTTCTATTGGCTTTGTAGTAAGGAAAGACTTCTTTGCGCCATACCTTTTTATCATCACAGCAGATAACAAGCTCTCCGTATTCCGAGAACTTACTTTTAAGTGACCTGATAGTATTTAAAACCATATGTCGTAGAAGATCTTCTTCTACGACTGTATTAGTATGGTTTCCTAGCTGTGCCATCAGGTTAGAT